CGCAGAGTGGCCACGCTCACCGGCTGACGATTAGCAAGCTGTCTCGCTCGTGCTAAGCCCACCGGCGTCATGCCCCGTTCACTTGGTGGCTTCTCCGCTCGCACCTCGAGCGCACGCCGTGCGTTCTCTGCGACCGCTTCGGGCGGAATGTACGTATCTGATTCCGCCTTGGTTTCCTCCGTCGTGGCGATGTTCAGGGCGGTGAGATACGCCTCCGCTTGCGCCTCGTCCTCGTAGCACTCCAGTGGTGCATCCTGTCCTTCCTTGAACACACAGAACTCCCCGCCTTGTGCTTCCATGTAGTACGGCATTACAACTTCATCCCTTCCAGCGTGTTGCGCACAATCTGGTCAAGCTCTCCCCGTTGCGCCACAATACGAGCGGCTTGGACGGCAGTGAGCCAGCGGTCTTTGTGTATCGGTGCCTGCTGGTCGCCTATCACGTAGGGCGCATAGCTGGCAGCGCTGTAGAGCACCGCTTCATCGCCATCTAACGTGACTCGATACGACTGACTCATGTTCTGACTCCCTGCCAGCGTGTTGCCACGGCCACGCACGTAGGGCACTTTGATTTTGCCTTGCCCAATCATGGCCATCACGAAGCGGCGCTGTTTCTCCGACTTGTAGACCTGCGCTCCCTTCTTCGGTGGCGGTGGCTTTTGCGTCTGGATTTCGCCCTCCACGCTCTTTGCATACGCTAGCGTGATGGTGCGCACCGCTTCACGGTAGGCGCCGAGGGACACGTTGGCAATCACGTCAATTTCCATGTTCATGACTTCACCAATCGCAACGCCGTGGAGCATCGACAGTTCGGATGTCCGGGCGGGCCTCCTGCCACGTCTGATGGCCACGTTGACTCCGGTGTGTTATGCAGTGGGAAACAGATGGGGCACTTTGATACCAGCTCATCATTCTCTGTTATCCACGTACGCTCGTAGTTCAATCCACGCTCACGTAGGTATCCTTGGTAGATGACGTTGGCCTGTGTCTGCGCTCGCACCGTTTCCGTCCGTGCAATCATCAGCGCTCGAGCAGGGTCAACACTTGGGCGGATCATGTCGGCCACGTCCTGCGACGTCATGCCCGATGTCTGGCGGTATGCGTCAATGACTTTCTTGATGCGCTCTGCGGTCGTGGCATCAATCAGCCGGGTCTCCATTGGCACGTAGTCAACCAGCCAATCGACCACACGGTCTTGTGCGGCGTCGGTCGCTGGCACACCGATATCATTCCCAATGGTGTCAATCTGTGCTTGTGCAACCCGGCTCAGCTCTGCATTGAGCACCGGTGCCACGATGTCGGACAGTGTCGGGTCGACGTTTTCATTGCGGAGAATCTTGCGCACCCATGCCTCGCCACGCTTGCGGAACTCGTCCACCAATTTGTCATAGATGCGCCGCTCGTCGTCCGTCATATCGTCCACCGCCTTGACCTCGTCCACAATGTGCCGTGCCTCGTGTACGGTGATTTGCGGGGTGATGCGCGCCATTACGGACCTGACTTCGTCTTGGCTGATAGCGTCGCTCTCAAAGCCGCACACGGCGCTCTTGCCGGCTTTAATGCGACGCTCAAGTTTTTTTGCAAGCAACTCCCAATGCTCCGCACGCTTGGCCGCATTGTCTGGCGGTGTCGGCACTTCGTCCGGCGGTGTGTCGGGCGGCGGTTCTAGCAGTGCAGGAGCGGCGGGCTCAGGGCCAAGCGCGTCCTCAATGCCGTCGTAGCCAAGGATGGTCATTGCCCCACGGAGTGGCACGCCAGCTTGGACAAGCTGCAGCAGTGAACCGGCGCGATTGGCTTCGTCGGCTTGGAGCACGTCGAGCTGCTCGGGCTGAAATACCACCTCATAGCCAAGCCCTTCGAGGAGCTGGTTGTTGAGCACCTGCGTGTACAGGCTCAGCCGTGGCACGATGGTTTCTCGCCAAAAGCTTTGTCGATCGCTGTCGGCAGTTGCGTAGTTCGCAGCGCTGGCCTCGAGCATGGTGCGTGGCACGCCGAGGGTCATGCTGATGCTGGTAATGACTCGCTCTTGCAGTTCGGGGAGCATGAGCGTGTTAATGTCTGGTGTGATGGTCGTGACTTTGAGGTCGGGCGCTCGCACGAATGCCGTGCGAAAGGCGTTGATGACTCCGGTAAATCGCGCCGTCCACTCGGTTTGGGATCGCTTGAACTCTGATTCATCCATGCTTTCGGGGAGGTTCAGCACGGTGATCGGCTGGGCACCGCCCTCGAAGAAGTGTGACACGAAGCGCTCGAGGTAGTGCGCCAATCGGCTCGACTCCAGCGCCACGTAGGCCGGTGCCAGACCCGGTCGCACCTCGTCCTGCATGGACGGCTCACGGAAGTACACAATGTCTTCGATGCTCCACGGCCCGTAGTTGGCCTCGCCGACTTTCTGATGAAACGTGATGCCAGCGTAGGGGTTGCCCGGCTCGGCTTTGCGTGCATCGAACGTCACGGTCATGCTCAGTGGGTTGAGGAGCTGAAAGCCGGTGAGCACTCGACCACGGCGAAGCTTGAGCCAAAAGGCACCGCCGGTGAGGAGCAGATGACGCTCCGTGTCTTTGACGAGCTGGGCCAATTCCTGACGGAATGGCCACTCCGCTTCTTCATCGCCACGAAACAGGGTATACGGCACGGTGCTGATCGCATCACACCGCAAATTGACGGCGCGATACAGCATGGGGACGGTGCTGTAGGCGTCGATGGTGCCACGCAGGGAGTCGCCCTGCCGAAGCTTGTCGACCCATCCCGGATAACTCGTAATCGGCATTAGCTGAAACTCCAATCTACTTTTGGCTTACTCATCATCATCACCGCTCCCGATGCGGCGTCCACGTAGTCGTCATGTGGTGCGGTCGGGAAGGCGACGACCTCGTCAATGAACGGCTTGACCCACGGCCCTGCTACGAGCTTCACCGTTCCCGATTCGGCTCGCGCCGCCCATGGCATCGCACGACTCACCTTGTCTTTGTCGACCTTGATGCCACGGAATGTCACCCCGCTCAGTTCCGGCATGCGTCGCAGTTCCTGCACTGCCGCCAAGCCCTGCAACGCCTCTTCGATGCCGACCTGTGTGTCACTGCGCTCTGACAGCATGTGTGCACAGATAATCTTGCGAACATCGGGCCATTCCGCTTTGATATGCACTCCGCCGTCAATGTAGATGGATCCATCGTGCATCGCCGCTCGCACGCTGGCGGTGTAGTCGGCGCTTTGCTTAGTCGACGCCGCCAAATCCCAATAGCGGAACCACTTGATCCCCTCAGGCGCACGGGGGACGGCGGTGAACCAGTGTCGTTGAAACATTGCGCCGGCGGGGTTGATATCTTGACCAAGCACTTCCTGTGCATACATTTCGCTGGTGTAGCTTTTGCGTAGTGAGGTTTTGTACTCCTCGCTGAGAAAAAAATTGTCTAACGTAGAGGCGTGGATGGTTTCGTATTCGGGGTCTTGGGCGTTGTCTTGAAAAATCCTTGACGACCATGGCTGGCGGTAGTTCGGCGATGAGGTTAATATGATTTGTCCCGGGTATCCATTGAGACGGCCAAGTGCAACCGACCACAACGTGTTCATGCCGTCGATGAACTCTGCCATGTGCCCCGCCTCGTCAATCCAGCACATGGACGCCTCGAGGCCACGCACCAAATTGAAGTTCCCCTCAGAGAAAAACACGAACTCGCGACCGCCAATCAGGCGCACATTGTACGGCGGAGACAAGCGTGGCTCTCCGGCAAGGATAGTCATACCGCTTCGCTTTTGTATGTCATTGATGAGGCTCAGCAACGTACGCAATGCGCCGTTGCGAATGTTTTCGTACGACGGCGCGGCGATGATGGCGACCGAGTTTTGCGGAATTGTCAACATCTTCAGCGCACCGCCGTAGGTCTTGCCGCTTCGAATGCCGCCTTTGTAGTATAGATACTTCGCCTTAGACGTCAGTAACTTGTACTGATGCGGCAACATCGTCGAGTGCTTCACTCGCAGTACCGAGGTCGATGATGAAGTTGGTAGGCTGAGCGGTCGTATTGACATTGTAGGACTCTCTATAGCTGGGGTCTTCCCGCTTGAGCAGGAACATCACCATCGTTGGATTCTCGGGCGCCATGCTGTACGCAAGCGACTCGAGCCAGTCTCTGCGCTTGACCCTGCCCCGCTCCACCGCCCGTTGCACCTGCTCAGCAAAGACGGGGTCTCGATCAATCATGCGCCACAGTTGCTTGCGGTCGAAGCCAAGCGCCTCGCACGCTTTGTTGATGAAGCCGAGTTCCTCAATGGCGTCTAGCACTTCGGTGGCACGAATCGCCACCGCTCGACTGCGTAGCGCCATTGCTACACCAGCTTGCTGTCAGTGATGAAGCGCAAAGCGATGTTGACGATGCTGAGCGCCACGGCGATTTGCGGGGCGATGCTCTGCAACTCTGGCCACTGCATGATGGCACTGAGGATCATGGCGAGCAGGGTGAGGACGTTAATCCACAGGGTCTTGGATTCATACCAGCGCTTGGTCATATCAGCCTCCCATCAGATAACGAATAATCAGCGGAATCAGCACGGTGGCAAGTGCCAAGCCGCCCCACAGTTTGTTGGTGCCTTTTTCTTGCTCTTCCATGCGCTCTCTGAGGTCGCGCAATTCCTCTCTGTGTGTGACAAACTGTCGAAGCAGAGTGTCCACCTTCTCCTCAAGCCGTGCCAGCTTGACCTCTACTGACTCTGTCATTGCTCCCTCGTCTGTGCTTGTGCGAAATCCCTGCGGACGATGTCCATGTTGATGGCACGGCCCGGGCATGTCTTGGGACTGCCCCACTCGCGGTGCCCTTTGAGTGACTCACTGCCGACGGCGATGCCACGCCAATCGAGCAGTGCGAGCGTCGTGCCCTCCACGAGGTCGTGCAGTGGCATGCTCCACAGCTCTTTGTCGTAGTCGCCCACCACCTCGATGCCCCAATGGCGCAAGTTTGCGGGATGTCCAGCGTGGATGCCCCGCTCGTTCAGAGCGGTCAGCTGCCAGATGCCGTCGTCGGCAGGGTCGGGCGAGCCGTAGGCGATGAAGAGATGCGGCCCACTGTCCCAGCCCTTCGCTGTGTAAAACTTGCGGAGTGACTCCATGCTTTTGAAGCCACGCCAATCTTGGCGCCGTGGCTTCCACGTATGATGAAGCGTCACGCCAAGCGCCCACCATGCCACGCTGGGATGGTAGGCACTGAGATGCGCACGGAAGTCGGCCACGCTTTTCCATTGTCGAATATCGCTACGAAATGCGGTCATGCTACGAACCTAGCGGTGCAAAGCCGGGGACAACGTTGAGCCAAATGCCACCGCCCTTGCGTATCTCGACCACGTACAACACGCCGTCGATGACGCTGAGTGATCCGTTGCTCCCTGCTTGCAACGTCATGACCAGCGTGGCCGTCGGCGATGCGGCGTTGTCTTTGCGCCACACGCGAAACGCCCACACGTTGCCACCCGGCATCTTGCCCACCTGCGAGATATACAGCGCTCCCGTAGCGTCGAGAATCACTTGCACTTGCCAGCCACCGTAGGTGCTGGGGATGCCGTTTAGTTTTTGTGGTTGCGTCATATCACCTCCCTACTTCCATTGTCAGGGCGGTGTCAAGATTACAGATTACTCCCCGCTCCTTGGCAACGTCACGCCCTGCTGTCCTTGGTACTTGCCCCGCCGATCGGCGTACGTAATCGTGGGGCGGTCGCCCTGATAAAACAGGCACTGCGCAATGCCCTCGTTGCCATACACTTTGACCGGCACGGTGTTGGTGTTGCTTA